TCGCCATGTTCTTTTTCTCCGAGTTTATCTTTTATCTGAAAATATTTATTAAAAAGGGTATTTTCGGAGGGGAAACAATGAATGAACTATAATACCTGCACAACTCCTACTACATCGGGTATCTCCATCATTAGTTTCTTTTCTATACCCTGCTTCAAAGTCATGGTGCTCATAGCACATGTCTCACATGCACCACCTAATTTTACTTTAACATATCCTGTTTCGTATTCGATTTCATAAAGTTGAAGGTATCCACCATCAGCTTCAATATAAGGAATAAGTTCCTCTAAAACTTTAATTACGTTTTCTTCTGTTAATTCCATTACATATACTCCCACATGTAAGAACGATCTCCATACTCATCAACATGCCATCTATCTCCTTGATTATCTACAAAACTCTCCATATCATCTAATCCATCTGACATAAAACCAAATGGAGCCATATCTTGTTCTATCTGATTCTTTTGCTCATCATACAATCTTTTCCTTACATCTTGATCAGTAAGTTCCTTAAAGTAATCTTGAGCAACTAACCATGCATATATGACGAGACACATAGCAAGGTCATCATTACAACCTTCTTCTGCCTCAAATGAGTTACCCTTCTGGATAAAGGTTGTTAACTCACTCATTATATCATAATCACATGAAAGTAGTTTATCAGATTCTATTAAAGTTTTCAAGTTAAGAGAACCTACCTTCTTAACTGTCTTTGACATCTTAAGACCAAGTTGAGTTTTCTTACCAGAGAATCCCTGACCAACAACTTGTCCTGCTCTTCCTCTCATAGAACACATAAGAAGATTCTTATATTCTAAATCATAATTTAATATAGAAGCAACCTGATCTCCAACATCATTTACCTCACATAATACGAATGCATCATTATAACTTGTTCCAACATCATTTATGACAGTAGGAAAAAGCATTGGTTTAATATCATTATTCCTATACTTTGCAACTACAGAATGAGGGAACTCTGTAATATCAACAACTACAAATGCAGAGTAATCTTTTCCAACTCCTCTTGCAACGTCAACTGATATAACATAATCATGATCTTTCTGTGGCGGGACATACATATCCAAACCAGCACTTGTTGTTTCTGGTGTCTGGTATACCATGTTCCTCAACTTACTAGGAGCAATAAGAGTATCAACAGATCCTAGAAACTCACACTCAAACTCAATCTTAAACTGTTGTTCAGAAGTGTTAGCAATGGTCTGTTCCTTCCAAACATCATCTCTACCAGGAACTTCTGACCAATGAACATCAGTTGGAATATATTCGTTCTTTCCCCTTTCTGCATCATGCCAATACCTATAAAAATGGTTCATCCCGTGAGGGGTTGAAACCATGATTACTTTTGTGCTTTTACCAGAAGTAATAGTAGGATAAACACTAGCAAAGAAAGAGTCAGCGATGTGATTGGGAACAAAAGCAAACTCATCCAAGAAGAGGATGTTGAAAGACATACCCCGAACAGCACTAGCACTAGTGGAAGCTGCCAAGATTTTACTACCATTTTCTAACTCCAGTGAACCTTTATTCCATGATATAATTCCTTGCTGCATCCATTTGGGCAAGTTCTCATATGCAGTCTGCAATCTACCCAGTAAGTCTCTGGCAGTTGCTGCCTTGTTAGCAAGAATACCAATATTTACATTATCGTTAAACACAGCATAATGTAATAAGTATGATACCGATGTAGTAGACTTACCAGTCTGACGAGGCATCTTACATATATTGAATCTATTATCGTGGAAGTTTTGTATTAATTTTTCTTGGAAATCATAAGGTCGGAAAGGAACAAGACCTTCATCCAAACTAACAATTTTTACATGCTGTTTTGCAAAATATACTGGATCATTCTTACATGCCATAAATTCAAGAATTTGTTCTTTCGTAAATTCTTGTTGGACGTTTGCTTTTTTTAGGAGGGGATTACCAAGATATACTTCTTCAAGAGACATAATTTTATTCAGGTACTTGTATTAATGGATCTCCTGGTTTGTAATCTGAAATCTCATAATTCCAAAGTTTACATCCAGGATACACTTTCTGGAGTTGGGTAAGAACTTCCTTCCTAGAAGGTTTCTTTATATGAGGGAAGAACATCTGTAACATGTAGTTATTACCTCTCCATCTCAAATATGTATCTACGATCTGACCATTCCTTTTTATAGGAAGTTTTTTTGCTTCTCCTAAATCTTCCCATTCAACAGATGACTTTGGAGAAACCATTGGTTCTGGTGTAATTAAATCAGTAAATTCATAGTCTGTTGGTTTGAAATCATCTTTCCAATCAGAAGTGTCTATATTTTCATTTACTTGATTATCAATAATCTTATCACCTACTTTTACATTATGTTCAACAAACCATCCTCTATTAACTTCTAATGCATAAAGAACATCTCCTTCGGAAGGAACTGGAAGAAGATTGTATGGATTTAATTCCTTTATGCTTTCCACTGTCCCATCTTCTTTAACAAACGCTATATCCAAAGGGATTTTAGTATCCTTCATATGGAAGAATCTTTGTCCAACTTCTTCAAATATAAAAAGCATTCCACTATCTTCTTCCAAACTTTCTCTAAACATGAGACCCAACTTAAACTTTGTTGGGGTGTTTGGAACTTCTATATTCAGTGGAAGATTAACAGTTAATGTCATTTGTAGAACACAGGTCTCCAATAATATTTATCAGACCCAACGTGTTGCAACTAATTCTACATTATTATCTACATTTCTTTTTTGTGTTTCTATCTCAAATCCTTTCTTTTTAATTTCTCTTGCTATTAACTCTATTGCATATTCTTGCGTGATTTTTTCAATCATTCTTTGAGGTGGAGTGGGATGTTTCCAGGTCTGAATATCAGTTACCAATTCATAATTTTTTGTTTGCTTATTTAATCGAAATCCAATATCAGTTCCTAAAGTAATGTCACACAATACTTTTGCATGGTCATGTCCAACAGGATTCTCTAGTTCCTGATTAACATCTACAGGAAGTCCCATTGTTAATAATGCTTTTAGGAGAATTTCCTTTTCTCTTAATCTAGTCTTGATCGTGCTGAAGTGTGACATCGGTTGTGTTTTTCCAAAAATTTTCTATAGGTTGGGCAAGGTAATACTCTGGTTTCTTTTCTTTATAAGAAACTTCTCCCAGTGTTTCCTCAATTTGTTTAGTCAGTTCCTGACAACTATCGCCAATGATACCAATAACTTCTTCAGTTACAGTACCGTCTTGGCGAATAATGAATTTAAGTTTTTGTTGTGCCATTTGTTACATAATAAGGTTAATTTATTTATTCTCCTCCTCCACCACCATTGCCGCCACCGCCGTTGCCGCCGCCACCGTTACCATTGCCACCATTACCATTACCATTTCCGTTACCGTTACTGGACCCATTACCATTACCATTACCATTTTTACTGTCATCATCATGATCATGTGCTAAATATCCACTTCTACCTACATGATATCCACGGGGGATCTTCTTACATTTTTTATCTTGGAAACACCAATACTTGCCAGCAGGACAAGTCTTTGCTTCCTTTGCTTCACCCATAAATTGAGAAAAGTTTTTCATAGTCCTATGATTGTTAATGGGTCTGATGTAACAGTAGCAATACCAGTTGCACTCAATTTAACTCTATTGCTTTGGAAGTTTAGTTCACTCATGTTACCAAGGCTGGTTCCATCACTAGCAATACCAACTTGTCCAGAACCATTAATTTGACTTAATAGTCTAGGCATTTGCAGTCTCCAATACAGAAAGAAGAACTTTTAATGTGCTATTAGCACCTGCTTCTGCAATAACAGAATCACTTGTTTCTAATACTAACTTCCCATCCAAAGGAATATAAGCATCAGCAACAGGAACACTTGCTCCTTTAATAATTTCTGTTGTAGTGCTACTTCTCTTATGTGACATTGTAAGAGTAGTTGCTGCTGCAGCATAGTTGGTTACATGTGCATAAAGAATGATCCCAGTGTAACCAGTGGGTGCAGTATATACTGTTTGACTTCCCGTAGTAAGTTCAATTGTATATGTTTTAAATCTGTTGAGTGCGAGTGCCATATTAACTTAATGCTAGGATAAAGGGAGTCATTTCTGAAAATAAACTCTTACTAAAGGATCTTCCACTAATTGTACCAGTTTCTTGATTAATTTGCAAATCATCACCAATTCTAAAGTTACCTGCTTGGTCTGTACTGGTATAAAGAACCTTACCACCAGTTTCAGTAACAACTTCATTTTCTTGATTGGTAACACCACCACGTTTAGGTGTAGCAGTAACAATCAGATTACCAGCACCAACATATTCAAATGTATGAGAACTAGCAACAATTCTACTTCCTTG